CCTCCTACAGGCTGCATCCTTTCAATCGTTGTTTAATCAAGTCCACGTTCATGTTTTCCATGTCGGTTAGGGCGAACAAGTCTTCCTCAACTTCTTCCACTATGCCCTGTTCTTCTAAGGTTTTCATGATGTTTTCCGCCTCGAATAACTGGGCATCAATTAATATACCTTCCTCGTCAACGTCAACTACTGCCTCGTTGCGCAGTAAATCCTTGGGTTCCAGACCACCTTTTTCAAGTTGTGCATCGTGCCACTGTGGCAGTAACTCATTCCACCTAACAAAACTGTCAGAGATTTGTTCTTCACCTTTAGGGCGAGTCGCACCAGTGAAGTCAAAACCAGGGAAGTCATCATCATCGACGAATGCACTTTCTTCTGCTTCAAAGAACGCTTCCTGTTTCTGGTTTTTCTCAATTTCCTGGACAATCTCTTCAGGGTTCCAGTCCTTGGCTAGTTCTTCGGCTTCCGGTTCAATTTCATCAGCAGCGTCCTCGATTTCCTTGGTCTTGGCTGCCTCAGTTTCTTCCCGTAACTCTTCCCTGACCTCGTTAGCGTCTGCCTGTCGCCTACCAGCTTCGATGCCTGATTTGTTAGTCTCTTCAACGTGCTGTTGTTTCAACTCATCAGACAGGGCCAACTCGGACTGGACTTTGTTAGCCTTGGTACTCTGTAGCCCGATGTCCGACTGCTCATCTACAAACTTGCGGGCTTGCTTGCGAGAGGCTATAGTAGCATCAGGTAAATCAACGTTGCTACTGATTTGTTGGATACGTTCAGGGTTGAGGACGTTGACGACTGTTTCCTCACCACGTGTGTCCCAGAGAGCATCAATGCCTAACAACCTTAAGTTGCGCGTGACATCACGTTGAAAAGCACGCACCCGCTGTTCCATCATCTCGTCGTTTTCTGCCAACTGACGACGGAACTGGTCATAGTATTGTTGGATACTGCGGTTCTTACGGATAGCACGTTTGAAGGTCTTGGCGAACTGGTTGGAAGGTGCGTGGGCCTCGCCGACTTTCTTGAACACCTGCCGGATTTGCTCACCAAAATCCACGTCCTCGGTAACTGGTAGTCCCTGAGTCTTCACGTCTGCGCGAATGGGTCGTTTAATGTTGGTACCCACCTTGTGCACAGCACCGTTCTCCAGAGTACGCGTGTCATCTAACTGGGGTCGGTTCAACGGTGGCAACGCTTGGGCATGGTTCTCGGCGATAGTAGGGTCGTTAGTCAGGTGAACGCCTACCCCAATCTCAGTAGAAGAACCACCAACATCTGGGTCAACACCAGCGAACAAATTGTCCGTTTGCGACAGTTCGGCCAAGTCTACCTGGGTACCGTGGTACATGGTTTCCTGGTTTAACTTGCTGGCCTCGAAGGACAGTTTCTTACTGAGCGCACGCTGTGTTTCTGTGGGCACAGGCTCAACTACTTGCCCAGAGCTAACATTATAGTTGATTTGCTTGATTTCCTCTTCAATACTCTCACGCTCAAGGCCACGGGGAAACTTCTCTAACGCTTTGGCCCGACCTTCACGCAGTTTATGAGAGGCATCAGCTTGCTCTTGTTGAATCCTGGCGTCAGCACTCTTGCGGTCGGCCTGTCTTTCCGCTTCAACCTTAGCCGTGAAATTTTCATCGGAACCACGGTTGATGTCGTCAGGGGCAAACTCTTCTTTCTCGAACTCACCGACTGCTCGGGAGGGTGCCTTAGCCTGTACCTCGCCGAACTCTTTAACATTACCAGTGTACTTGTTAATCGCCTTGCTGGCTTCCTGAGGCGTCTTAGCCTGGGACAGTTCTAACTCATTCCGGCGGATGTTGCTGATTTTCTTGCGGAACTGGTTCTTGAAAAACTCGCTCTGTCTAATCTCAGCTTGTTCCACAGGGTTGACCCGAAGTGACGGACGTTCAGCATCAGCTTGCTCAGTCCGGAGTTCGAGACCTCTTTGGATTTCACCCCGGAGTTCAAATTCTTCGGCTGTCTCGGGAACATCCTGTGACGGTGGCAGCTTACGAATGAATGTGCCATCTTCGCCAGTAGTCCGACTGGGTAGCGTTTTGGCTAACACTGGTTGGTCATTCTGGAACGCCTCGGTGTTAACAGGACGGTTGACATCGGCCATCAACTCACCGAACTGTTCCTTGAAGACTGTCAACTCAGAGTCACGCAATGGTTCGGAACGACCGCGCCTAACGATACCAAAGGTCTTGGCTATTCTACCCAGGTCATCGTTAGACAATTCAACGCGAGTATTTTCAAAGTTGGGCAGTGGTTCCGACTGAGTCTGAATTTTGTCCGCTGCCCTGGCTGGTGGCAACAACCGTCTCGGGTCATCGCCTCGCTCCGGTAAGCGGAAGGTGGTTTCGTTAGCTGGGTTGAGGTCAGCAGGTGTATCCTCTGCCTCTACTCGTTTCTGGGATGAAGAACGCTCCAACCTGCGAGCCGTGTTGGATACCTTGGTGTCTTCAGGGAAACGGAACTCACCTTTACCTCGACCGATGACTACTGCTTCCTCTGGCTGGACGTTAGCCTTCTTCGGGTTGCCGTAATACTTCACGCGCGTGCGCGGCTGAATGCCCACACTCTCGACCACAGCAGTTTGACGGGTAACCGTATTCCCGTTAACATCAGTCACTTCTGTAGGCTTGACAGTAGTTTCCTTGGTGACTGGTTTAGGTGTGTGACTCTCAGGTTCTTTGACTGACTGGTCACTAGGGTTGACACGGTTAGGCTGTTCAAACTTGGTGGGGTTGTTGTTCTCCGGTGCTTTCGGGTCAACGTTAGAGTTAAGGTGAGAGTCTTGCTTAATTTGGTCTTCCACCGATAACCCGTTGTCCACATTGTCACTCTTGGGTAAACGAGGTTGTTTGAACTCGGTGTCCTGGACAAACTGAGCTGACTTGTTAGGAAACTTGGAAGCCATTTCCTCAGTGAATTGAACGGCCCGACTAGTCCTAACAGCTCCCTGTAAGAGAGCATCAATACCACCGCCTAAAACCATGTCGCCACCGAAAGCAGCAGCCCATTGCCACCATTCTCTGTTTTCCTCGTCTTTAGCTAACGGAGTTAAAACGTTGCTCTTACTGTCGGTAGGCACACCCATCATGGTAAAGTCTTGGCCACGCAGCGCCATTTCCATGGGTTGTTCATCCGCCACTGGTTCGCCTAACGTAGAATCCCACAGTTTGTTGACACCAGCCATGACAAGGTTCTGGGGTAAACTGCCAAGGTAAGTTATGGCACCGAGAGTCCCTTTACCGAACTCACCAAACTTACCATCCACCGGAGCAAAGTCTGCTTCGCCATCTTCATCAACTTCCTGGCCAAGTTGACTTAGGAGTGCGCGCGTTCTAGTGTTAGTTTGGAACTCTTCCTTGAAGCGGTCAGTGATACCAGAAGGGCTAGTATTGAACGCACCACCGTCAAACACTGAACCGACACCAAACGTCTCAACCAGGTCGCCCGTAATCTCTAACGTAGCTCCAAACAGAGAATCAAACTGCTGCCCGGAAGTGTTGATGCCTTTCTCGGCTAACTCTTGCTTATGCTCCAAGTTTTCTTGCTGGTCTTGCTCACCAATTTCTAGGGTGCGCTTACCGATGTCTCCAAGGCCAACATCCTCGCTTGTAAATGCGTCGAAAGTAGCCTGGGCGAACGAAGACAACAAACCGGGTTCAAAGAATGTGTTGGATTCTTCGGGTTCAACAGCACCGCCACCTGGTCTGGTGTCCACGTCACCGAACTCTTTACTGAACGCACTACCGAAACGGCTAAGCGGATTTCCTTCCTCGCCCTGGAACATGTTCTGTATACCGTCCGACAGGGCACGGCCAATGTTACCAGGCGTAAACCGACCGAAAAAGTCAGATTTGCGCTGCTTCTGTTCCTTGGCAGTGAAGCCTTGGTCGGCGATGGAAAACTCTTTAGCCTGGGTAAAATCTTCCGGTGGAAAGAAAGGTACTGATTCACCAAACGACTGTCTCAGTGATTCGTTCTCAGGAGCTGTACCCACAACCTCGAAACGTTGGTCTGACTGGGCAGTTTGGGGTTGTTCCCCTAATGCATTACCACGGAGGTCTTCTAACCCAGTGGATGTTTCAAAGTCGGATTCCTCTTCCTCGTCGCCGTCGAAGATTTGACCGAAGTTGAGTTTGGCAGCTCCGGGAGTAGGAAACAGACCAGTGTTACGGGAGTCACCGACACTGATACCTAACCCCTTGGCTCCCTCGTTAGCTAACGCATTGATGATGGGACTGTCAATGCTCGCAGAGTTGAGGGACTCCAGGGAGAACTCACTAAGTGGCAGCTCTGTGTTATGAAAGTCTAACACTTCCTTAGCCTTCTCAGTGTTGAAGTCCTGGGAGAAAATGCGTTCAGGGGCATAGGTAGGTTTGTCCGGGTCAGGGACAGCACCTGCGACGCTACGTTGAAATTGCTCGGTGGTTATTTGGTTTTCCGGGATTAACTGTTCCTGGATTTCCTGGCCACTGAGAAGTTGGTCTTCAGGTTTAGGGAGGTCGATTATCTCACCCTGACTGATATTTAGTGGCCGACCCGGTGGATTGTCTTGTTGTTGTGACGTGACGATGTTAGGCCGTTCTGGTTCTTTCTGCCCCTCTGGTAGTGGGCGAGTCTCTGTTTGGTTAACCTCAGCATCAATTTGTCCTTGGCCCTCAGGAGTTGGTTCGTCTCCTTCTGCGGGTTGTTCAACTGATGGCGTGGGGACGGACTGATTGGCCTGTGGATTCGCGGCCTCTTCCTCTTCTGTTCCCTCTGCCTCCGGGACATTTAGTGAGGGAATTTCCCGCCCTTCCGCCACTTCTAGTTCATTGCGCCTAACTTGGTCGAAAAAGTTGCTGTTAGTCATAGTTCTCCCTAACCTGCATAGTGTTCAACAAACATATTTTCTTTCCTCAACATCTGGTTGCACTGGGAACAACCGGCCACTGGTTTCGTGTGAATGCGCTGACTACTCTGTAAGTTGCGGTCAGTGGGCAGTTTATATTCCCGGCCAGCGTGTCGTCCAACCTGGTCGAGGTAACGTGAATAATTTTTATAATCGTTCATCCGTTCCTCAAAACTCCGACGGAACAGAGGTCGTCCACCCCAAACAGCAGCAACTAAGTCGTGCATGGTGTCAATTTGTCCCTTGAATGGTTCCAGGTATTTCTTAACAAACTCCATCTGTTCAACTCGGGACATCTGTTTCAACTCTGCCCGACTGGTTCCCAAGTTTCTGGCAGTCTGTGGAGTGAACTGTATTAATCCCATTCCGTTAGCTCCACCGGGTGCCTCTGGCTGGTCGGCCCGGAAACTGCCTGCTGTCTCGTGAGCGATTAAATCAGCTAACCATTGACCTGGGATGTTCATGTCGTTAGCTACCTGGTTGAGCTTGCGCGCGAAGTCCGGGTCATTTCTCAAGGCTTCATAACCATGGTTGGCGTTCAACTCGGTACGACTGGGATACTGGGTTTTGCGGTAGGGTACACGGCCTTTAGTCCGGGCAGGGTTAGCCTGGTTATGCTGTTCCTTGACAGGACGGCTTCGATTGGTTCCACTGTCAACTACACCATCGGCACCGGGTACCTTTTGGTTGGGTGGCGGGCCTTGACCCCTGGGTTCTGAGTGTTGTTGCCTAACCTGTTTCAAGTAGTTAGCAGGGTTCATGGTTGCCGCGTGCTGTTGATGTCGGCCGCCTAGTTGTGGGTCACCTTTGAACACCTGAAAGTGGAGGACAGGCCCCGAAGCATTACCCGAGGCACCCACTTCCCCGATTGTTTCACCGGGAGGAATTTCTTGACCTGGCTGCACGTTAGCATCCTTCAAGTGGGCGAACAACTCAGTGCGACCATCGGGTGTCTTCACAGCAACGGTTTGACCGAAGCCAGACAACCCGGTAACAAATAAAACCTTGCCACCTTGTACTGTGCGCGCATCCGTACCCTCGGGAACAGCATAGTCCACACCATTGTGCAACTCTTGGCCTGGCCCGTTTGGGTCGTCCCGGTTGCCATAGCCACTGGTTACTGTTACTTTGTCAGCGTCTTTCTTGTGAAATGGTCTAACGAACACCCCATCATCAGACTTAGCGAGGGGAGCCACTGTTGGGGTGTCAGGTGTACCAGTAGCCCCCGACCTAGGGTTTGGTAGGTTGCGCCCCCTTTGTCGTCGGGAACCGGGACTTGGTTCAGGCTCACGGTCAACCTGTTCCAGGATGGGCTTGATAGCTTCCTCTTGAGACGCTAACCCAGAAGTGTCATCCAGGTTATTAATGTTGACGCCCATCTCATCCCACTTACTCTGCAAGGATTCCATACGTCTAAATACGGCTTCCTTCTGCTTGAGTAAGTTATTAATCCTACGCTTAACAGTCTCAACACTTTGACCTGTTCGCTCTGCAATTTGCTGTACCCGCTCTGTTTTCCGGGGAAGTTTTAAAGTGTTAGATTCAGAATCATATTGAAGCTCAGGAATAAAGTCATCGAAGAAAATTTCCTTGTTTTCAATCTTGGTTTCAGTAACATCTTCCAACTTCTTCAGAGCTTGTTGTCGCAAGTTCAGGAACTCTTGCCTGTCTTGCTCCATGGTTTTGCTGGTTTGTTTAATTGTGTCACAGAAACCTTTGAAGCGGTCACCCGAGCAAATTTGGTTCACTAACATCTTGGTTGTGGTGTCCCGGTTAAACCCATGCGCAAGACGGCCAATCTCAGCATCCTGCACCTTTTTAAGCATCTCCCGGTTGATAGCTGACTCATCCGACTCCTGTAACCTACGTAGTTTCTCCTGTTGTTCCAAGCGACGAATCTCTTCCTGCCGTCTTTCTTGGTTAGTTGATAACAGGTCTTTACCAGCTAGTTCGGGGACATCATGAGCATTAGCCCGCTGTAACAGTCCAACCCGCAAAGCATCGCCATTAATCTCGCCGTTGTTGTATTGTTCTATTAAGGTTTTAGCATCATTAACATAATTGCGCGTTTGCTCTATTTCTTGATTGATTTTGGCGATGGCCGTGGCGCTAGTGTCTGCTGCGTTCCTGGTTTCTTCTAACGCTGACAAGTAGATGTTAGCAAACTGCTGGGGTTGGTCTTTCCGGGAAGGTGCTAACTGTTTCGCTTCCTGGCGAATTTTCTTAATGATGTTGTTAGCCTCTTCCGGGTCGGTAGTTTGTTCCAACTTGGCAAATTGAGGCTCTAACCTAGTTAGGATTTTGTTCTTCTCGATTTCCTGGAAGCGGTCGCGGGTTTGCCGGATATCCTCTAACTGTCTACTTGTTAGGTCTTCCTGAGCCTGGTTCAGGGTGCTGTTGAAAGACTCCTGCAATTCTTCAAATTGGTTAGGGGATAACTCACCCCGGAACCGTTGAAGAATTTGGTTACCCTCACGGCGGAAAGTTTCGACACCCTTCTGTAAGCCGGACGCCCTAGCTTCCCTTTGAAACTGGGTAAAAGCATCCTGTAACTTAGAGCGAGCCGTGTTCTTCAACTGGGCACGACGTTTTTTCCGCCGTTGCTCTGCCAGCTTAGCCTCAGCTTGCTCTTCCTTTAACTTCCGCTCCTCGATAATTTTTACCGTGTTAACAACCTGGGAAGCCAGGTCGCCTAACTTAACGCCCTCATCACTGAACCCCTGAGCTTGCAAGTCCGCGATGTCTGCCTGTGCTTGGGCCTGGTTAGCTTGGGACACAGCCTCGAAAGTTTCCGCTTGTGCTTGCTCGATTTCCTGGAACTTCTGGTCGGTGATGTCCGGTAAGTTAACCTCTTGACCACTCTGTAAATTTTGTCCGAACGAAGGGTTGGGAGTGTCCACCCCTTGAATCCGGATAACAGGTTGCTGTCTCTGTGGGCGATTTGGCGTGTTAATGTTGTTTAACCCTTGGGTCATGAGCTACCTCCTAACAATGATTGGTCAGCAAAACCGCTGGCGTTACCTGTGCTAAATTCCCCACTTGGAGCCGTGAATGTCTGGGAGCGATTCTGGGTTAAATCAACACCAGGCTGGGTAAAACCAAACGATGCACCTGTGCTAGCTGTGCCTCCAGGTTGGGGGACATCAGGTTGAGTGTCTCCTAGAAGTCCCGCTTCGACTGCCTTCCCGGCCAAGTTGGCTCCGGCTGTGGCGAACTCCAGGAACCCGGGTTTACTCTGTTGAATTTGGGATTGTTTGCTTAGGTTTTGTGCTATGCGCGACTTAGTCTGGATGAACCGGGACGCCTGTTGTGCCGACCGACTGGCTTGGTTAGCGAAGAAACTGGCCTCGCTAGCTAACCTATTCTGTTGGGTTTGAAACTCAATGTTCTGCCTGTTTATTTCGTTCTGTATGTCAAACGCCCTCTCTTGTCGTTGGCCCTGAGCCTCGATGAACTGGGCCTGGGACTCACCTACATCCTCAGCTATGTTAGCCCGCTGCTGGGCGAACCGACTTCTAGCCTGGCGTGCATCTTCTAACGCCCTAACGTTGCTCAGTAGGCGGCTCTCAGCTTGTTGGATGTCCTGTTGGGCACCGACTGCATCAGGGTTGACCGACCCCTGTCTGTTTAGGCTTTGGGCCGAATCCTGGGCATCCTGTTGCCGGGTGGCGTCACGGCCTTGTTCTTGCTGCTGTGTAACCTGTTGAGATTGTTCACCCAGTTGTTCAACCTGTTCAATTCCCTGTTGCTGCTGGGCTAACGACTTAGCTCCCTGTGCAGCATCTTCGCCTAGAATCCTCTGTGCCCGCTGTTGTGCGTTATTCAGAATTGACTCAGCTTGTGCTTGCGTTTGTAGCAACCGGGTGTCTTGTTGTATTTCCTGTGCGCGCGCCTGTTGTCTAGCTTGTTCTTCCTGTGCTTCGATTAGTTGCTTTTCCCTGTCGTGCTGGATTTGAGCCAGTTCCTTGTTCTGTTGGAACTGTTGTTGACTAAGTTCAAGTTGTTCTCTGGCTAACAAGTTGCGTTGCTGCAACTGCTGCCGTCTGGCCTCAGCTCGTTGTCGTTGTTGGTTGATTTGGTTTACCGTGGACACGGCACTCAGTCCGAGTCCTGCTGCGGCGATTGCGCCTCCTCCCATGTTTACCTCCTTGTTTGGCGTGCATAACCACCTCAGCACCATCATCCTAACATGGGTGTCAAGGGGTTATAGTAATTGATTTCCTGCATTGTTAGGTGCATTACTAGTGCGACCTGCTGGAACTAAGTTGACCTGGTAACCCACGAGTTCAAAGTAAGTCGCCTTGGTTGCTAACAAACCTACTTGGAAGTTGTAGGATGCACCTATGATGGGTGTAGCAATACGCGCATGTTGGTTGAACTGGGTAGCGGGTTGAGGTAAGTCAAAGGATGCGTTGTCCCAGAATAAGTCCAGGTCACCGTAAATGTCAGCATCACTGGTGTAACCTAACCCAGTGTCGTTATAGTTGAAGACTAAGTTAAAGCCTACTGGAGTTTTGTAGTTCTCAATTAGGTCAGCTTCTTTCTGGTTAGACTTGGTGTTGACGTCGTTGAAGTTGTACAGTTCGTTGTACGGCTCGTTGTAGAAATACCCATACCAGTGTGTGAAGCGTTTGTCTCTGTCCATGCTGCCCCGGAAAAACTTAGGACTGTACCAATGTACGTCATAAACTAACCCAAACTCCAGCACTGAGTCGGCATTAGCATCAACCTGGAAGTTAACTTGATACTTGTTGTCCACAAACGAGATGGTATAGTCACGGTTCTCAACTAACAGCACATTGTCAATCCAAACTCTAATTGGATGGACTGGGTCATTCCATCCCTGGTCTTCAGGTTGGCCCAGTTTAGTGATACGAATGTCCTTGTTATTGTCCGGTACAACTGAGAGTAGATAGATACCCTCTTCATAAGCTGAGTTGCGTTGTTTAACGAAATCTTTCTGGAACTCTAAAGTTTCCCAGTTACCATTTTGGTTCCAGTCAATCTCGACTTTAACGTCCTCAATTTCCCGGTGGGGCAACAGTTGAAAAAGGTCGATAAAACTTCCGAAAGAACTGCCACCTCTAGTTGTCACTGGATAGAAATAGCGGTCTTTGGACAGGGTATATTGAATGCGACGAGTTGGAATGTCTGAAATGCGCAGTGACCATGGAGCTGTCTGGTCATTAGATAAAGTGTTGAAATCCAGGAAGTCCACAGGGCGGAACTCATCATACATGTTAATTAACCCTGTTAGTGGAGAACCTTGAAAGTCAACCACTTCACCGCTGTCTATAGCATTCCATACAGTTTCAAAAATGAGCGGAATAGTGTTGTTGTTGTCTCGTCTAACAATAGTTCCATCAATAGAAAAGACACGTCCAGTAGGGTTGGTGTACTGAGTCCATGCATCCCGGAAAGTAGTATAGACTAACAACCTCTCAGCAGTGAATGACTGACGCTCTGATAACTCTCGGTCTTCCCTGGGTGCTGAGATGGCCACATATAACTTAGCCGTGCGCTCATCATACATCATCCAGGCAGTCTCTTCATCAAACTGGTTGCGGTCAAAGAAGTCTCTAACCTTAAGGGAGACTTCCGCCGATGCATACTCACTAGCTGAGTCAACGCCAGCGATGTCAAATACGCCTGCCTTATTCATGAAGTACATAGTGTTCTGAACTTTGGCCGTACTGCGCGCATTGACACAGCCTAGTCCCACCTGAAACTGAACGAAAAAGTTGGTGGGTGTCAGTCCTGAATCTCCTCCTGTTAGCCTATATAACGCATTCTGAGTAAAGATAAACAGTTGATTGTTGAACTCTTCAACAGCTGTAATCTTGTTGTTTAAGTCAGCTTGTACCTCGAAGGAGAAAGCATTGGCTGCGTTGCCGTCACTTAACAACGTCTGGAAGTCAGCAAAGTTGGTGCCGGGGATTAAAGTGTCTAACACCTCAGAGACAGCCACGGTTAATGGCTGCTTGGGCATACCACCAAATACCAAGCGACCACCGATAATGCCTACAGTGCGAGGGAAACTACCTTCTTCATAGTCACAGAACTCCCAGAGTCCATAACCAGGGAAGATAGTTCCGATGCCGAAACGGTCGATGGTCGTTTGTGCGTTATTACCGATGGCTCCTACCTGAGTTGATACAGCCTGAACAAATGCAGAAAAACCGACGCCCATCTCTGGCTCGGATGTGAAGTCCACAAACTGCCCACGAATGTTGTTACTGGTGACGATACCGTTATGGTAGTTGGCAACATTATCCTGTTTCAGATAATATGAATCACTTTGAGAGTTGTTAGGGTCAGTGTTTTGGCTTTTAGTCGTCGAACCAACTTGAACTGTTAGATTTATGCCTGCCTTGCCTAATCCACCAGTAAACGGGATAGGAAGTCCCCGGAAATAGTGGACGGGTTCTGCCTCTCCGGTTGGCGTTCCACTGTTACGCCTAACATCACCAAAGCCAGTGAAACCTAGACCCACTTGAACTTTGGGGTCAGCAGAAGAGAAGAAACCGCCGGAAGTGAATACATACTGGTCTGGTTGGTCTGGCGTTAGGGTGTAAGTGAAAGCATTTCGGTCGCTATAGTCATCACTGGGTGCCGGGATAAGAGGATACCTGGGGTTTTCCTGTGGTGTGTCCTCCAGTGGCCGGATGCCTAACAGTAATTCAGGTGGCAGTTCAACCAACTTGTCCACGTTTTCACTGTTCTTGCGTGTGCGGCGTTGGTACAACTTACGTCCATCTGTAGCTGATGCTTCTGCCCACCACTGCCACGACATAAATACAACACTAAACTCACCGTTAGCTGTCACGTTTTCCAACTCTACTGTGAAGGTTTCATTTGTGTTGTCGTAACTAGTGCTAACAATGTTACTGGTTTTGTCTAAACCGTCTTGGAAAATGAATATGTTGTCTGATGCAGCGTTAGACAAATTGGAGTTGGTAAACACTACCTCAATAGTACCGTTGCCTGTAGAGCTAGCTTCCCGGGAGATAGACTGCACAAACGTAGCTTGTACCGGTGGGTTAACGCCTGTGGTAAAAATAATCCTCGGTTCTAACTCTGTCGTTTGGACGGTGTCAGGTTTAACGTAAGCGGCCTCTTGACTCCAAACGTCACTAAAGCCAATGCTGTTACCGAAACTTAAAATCTCTCGGTTATTGTTGGTTAACTCTTCTTGTAGTGTGAACGCAGCTAAACGCGTAGCTATCTTGGTGATAACAATGGCAGGTAAGTTACGCAACTTGATAGTCTCTAACACTGACCCAGAAATGCCGAGGCTACCGTCACTGGGACCACTAACCCTGGCTAATTGTTGGGAACCACGACGTTTAGCTAAGTTACCCCGCTGGTTAACCTCCACGTTATTCATACTGGGAGTGTCTGTTAGCGGGATAGACAAAGCTGAGGCCATAGAATTAAGCCCACCTGAAGACGTAGTCCGTAGTACCGGCCCTTCATTTTCTTGATTTTGTCTGTCTAATCCTTGAACCATTAAATCCTCCTGGGTTTGAACATAGATACGCCCTCACTGGGAATGGTTCGGTCACGGTCACGTAGTCTCTGTGCCTGTGCCTCGAATGCTTGTGAAAATGTACCTGCTGTGTTTGCGTCGGCCAAGTGCGTCAAAGCAAAGATGGCCGATGCGCGCATTACTACGAGGTTGAGGTACTCCTCTGGCATAGGCCAAGTACCCTGGTCGTTAGCTGGTAACGTAGTGAAACCTATATACCGGAACTCAATTTTAGCTCGTTCTAGAGTGTCCGTCGGATAGGGATTAACACCTATAGACTTGTCGTCACCAATAGTCCACCACACTGGGCGCTGTGGGTTGTTACTATCATAGCTGGTTTTCTCCATCCAATCGAACTGGTCACGGGGTAGGTAGTTCAACGACATACGGCGCAGGTTTCCGTTAGTCGGTAACCATCTAACATCAAGAATTCGTTGGAACGGTTCCAAGTTTGCGAACTCGTTAGTCCACGTGAGACTGGTTGTTGTCCGGTAGAGCCAAGACCAATCGTTAAGTGTGTCAATCTCGTTTAATGCTTGGTTTAGTGCGTACTCTAATCGAATGCCGAATGGCGACCCCTGGATATTATTCAGGGGCCGCTCATTGACATTCAACAGCACTTGGTTAGCTACGTCGAGCTTGGTGCGTGTTGATTGTGCCATAAGCGACCCCTAAATTTTAGCGAACGTTGTCTTCGTCGGTGGTGATGATAACTGCGTGGTCTGGGCGGAATAGCTTCAAACCATAAATTTGAGTTTGAACAACGTGCCATTCCTGGAACTCCGTAGACCAAACAGCGTCAACACTGGGTTCTTTCTGGACTGCAAGGTTAGCCCAGTCAGAGTGACCCATGATTGCTGTGTATTGGTCATCATGTTCGTTAGTGTCTAACGGAGAAGTGGTGTCCTGAGTGGGGAAATACAGTGCAGAACTGTTGTACCCGGGTGTAGGACCGGGGGAACCATCATCGCCGTTGGTGAACCCATCGTCTTGGTTTGCCTGGAGTGCCGTAGTAGTAACAACTGGAACCCCGAGGATTTGACCGACAACGCCAGTGGAGGGGTCGGAAATGTTACCGCTACCATCCCGGTTGATGAAGAAGTCGGCCAAGTTGCCGTTAGCTAACATGGACGCTTCCTGTTGGGGACTGATAACTAAGACCCGGCCATCCTTGGGAACTCGCTTGGTGTTTAGAACTTCCCAAGCGTCGAGGATGTCACTGTATGCGATTGGGTCAGCAGAGGTGATGTCGTGCTCTGAAGGGTTCTCACCACGTACCGATGCGCGCAGGGCAAGGATAGCGTCGTCAATGTCACGGGCTAACGCACGACCAGCTTCCATGGTGTACAGTTGCCGCATGTCAGTGTGCGATTGAATTTGAGTGATGTCTTCAACCGCGATGGATGCTTCCTTATACTTGTCAATTTGCATCGTGTATTCGTCTTCCTTCCGGCTTTGGAAGGTAACCGGGGAACCTGGAAGTTTCTCGTTAACTCCCAAACGGCCTAAGTTGGGTAGCCGGATGCGGTCACCAGCGCGACCAACAAAGGGAACTCGACGGACAAACTGGCTCATGACCAGATTGTCTTCGAGGTATTTCTTAATTTCCGTACTCCAGATTTCCTTGTGTGGACTGTACCATCGAGGGTGGCGTGCAGTCTCTGAGGGTTAATCAGCGTTGGTTACTCAACAGTTCGATTAATTCCCATTCCCGGTCAGTATAAGGTTGTTTGTACCGTTCGATTCGACTTTCCGATAGTTCGATTAGGTAGTCAGCGAAATGTTGCTTAGTGACTAGCCAATCTCTAACCAAGGGTAGAAACTTGAGGATTCGTCGGAAACCATAAACAGTTAGCGTCCAGTAGTTGTGGCCACGCTCTTTTTTATTTTGCTTCCTGCGCCCTTCATAATGTTCTATGTGGAAAGGAAAGTCGAAATTTGATTCGATGTACCTTAACGTCGGGTAACTGGTCATGGAGAGCTTAAAACAAGGCTGTACGTAAACGCCATTCTTTCGTTTATTGCGTCGTATGCCTAGCCAACCCTCTCCGTCAATTAATCCTGCTAACCAAGCTGTCTTGCCCTGCTGGTTGTCCATTGTTGCAGCCTCCTTATTTTACTCGTCAGTTAGGTCGGTATTAGGAGTTCCCAGCATTTGAGCCACCTTTTACATCCCCAAAATCTGGCTCTTAGGGATAAACGGTTGTGCCTGAGAAGTGCTCAAAGACTGTCCGTTAGGACTAGTCCCTCCTGTGTAAACCATAATTTCCTCCTATATTCGTTTCTGTGGGTTGTAGCGTTGTTGGGAAGGAACGGTCAGTAAATTGCCGTTCCACTAGGCTTGGTAATTAACTAAGCCGTTAGACATGGCGTACTCAATGTTCTTAATGTTGTCGTTGTACTCTTTGAGACTCATCTTGTCTAACTGGGACTTAGTGAACATGTAAGAACTGGAAGGTTGAGTGACCAACTGTTCCGGTGACTTCCCTTGTTGGGGTTGGAAGTTTGGGGGCTGTGGTTGGTTCTGAGCCTGTTCCTGTTGAATCTTAGCCCAGATGAGTCGAGCACCGTCAGCATTGTCCAGGGACTTTTGCTGTTCCTTAGACAAACGGTTTTGGAAGTATTCCTTAACCTGTTGGATGCGCTCGTCGTATGCATCGCCCCATTCCTGCCTAAGAGCCTGTTCCTGCTGCTTAACCAACTGTTCTTGTTTGAATTGTTGCAGCTCTTGGAACTGCTGCTGGATTTGGTCGGGTGGGACGCCGAACTTATGCTCGAAATACTGTTCAAGCGCTTGTTCCATTTTGGGGTCAAGGCCACTGTCCTGCTGTGGTTGTTTTTCAGGCTGCTGCTCTTGCCCCAATTGTTCGGTGGAATAACCTAACCGTTGCTCTAGCTGCTGGACGTCCTCCGGTTTCTGTTGCGCCGGCTGTTGACTCTCCGGCTGCTGCGGCTGCTGCCCGTCCGGGTTCTGCGGCTCGTTCTGGACGAGGGGTTGCTGCGTTTGTTGCTCTTGCTGTTGAGCTTGGGCATTATAACCTCCTTTTGCTTGTGGGTCGTTAGTTACCTGCGCATCTCCAGTGCTATATACCATACTCTACTCCTGTCTAGTTTCTCCTTGTAACGTCTCTGATAACTCTCCAAGTGCTTGTTCGGCAGTTCCAGTGCGTAAGCTGCTTTCAAGTGCTTGTTCTGCTGGTTCACCGCCGAAGTCTCCAGCTCCTTGTTGCAGGGCTGCTAAGCTACTACCTTGCTGGGGCTGTTCTTCGCCTCCCTGTAGCTGTGCCTCTGCTTGTTGTCCGCCTTGACCTGGTGCTAATTCTTGCACTGCTTGATTGGGTTCATCCTGTTTCTTGATGTATTTCTCCCAATCTTCCTGCAAGAAGCGGCGAGCCAAGTCTTTGCCGATTTCCTCCCAGTTGAGTTGTTCGGCTAACTGGGGAACTTGTGCTGTTAGGTTTAGGAAGTCGGTGCGCTGGCGTAACTCAAATTCACGGTCAGCGATGAAGTCGGCCCCTAACGGTTTGATTTCCAGGTCTTGGTTCAACTCTTCCACACCAATCTCTGTAAATTCAACTGTGTCGGGGTCATCTTCCCTCGGGACTGGTACCACCTCATCCTCAGTTATAAACTGTTGTAGGCTCCACAAAGCCTTCTGTAGAAAGACTAACAAACCTTCTCGTTCCATGTGCCTATGGACACCGTTAAGCCTGTTGCCACCTGCTGCTCGTGTAGCCTCAATTTCCTGGGCTGTCACTCGTTCAGCATTACGCGTAGCGCCCGAGCCGATGAACGCGCCCGTGCCAGTAGCCTGCTCGATTGATTGCTCCATAAGCTGCTCTTCCTGGACGCTGGTGCCGACATCCGCCACGGTGTTAATTTGTCGGATACTGCCTTGTTCGGCGACGGGTATAACTTTGCCTGGTTCGGCTGTAAGGTTAGCAAAATCAATGGTGCCATCATTAACTGCCTCGAACATTGGGTTGATACTGCCTTCCACGATGTCTAAACGTTGGTTCCGGGAAAGCATCTTAGCGTGTAGGTCACCGAGTACCGGGTCTAACACACCCAAGCCATAAGGGCTGTTTAAGACTGGTAGGAACGTCATGGTGACAAAAGGTTTGCCGCCCCAGAATGGATTGCTTTGAAACTCCAGGACTTCATTGCCAGCCACGGTGATGACCACGTCGCGGTGTTCCACTCCATTCAAGGTAAAATTACCCCAGAACTCCCAGACTTCGATGACATCTTCCGGGTTATGTTCCTGGACTTCCGCCTCCATGCCGTGAAATTCTTCCATCTCATGCTGTTTGCTCTCGGAGACGTCGTCGGCTAACTGGTCAGCAGGCATGTCCTGGATGGCCTTGACGTTAGTCATCGGGAAATGGCCTTGTTGAACATCCCGAATTAGGTCGCCACGCGTGCGCTCATAGCGACGGAGGATGTTAGCATCGTTCCCTTTCTCAGCTTTCGGGTCGATGAAGAAGTCAAACATGGAGATAACTTCAAATTCAAAGCGGTTCTTGGTGGTTTTGTCCACCGACTTAGTCTCCACTTTGTAGCTACCGTCAGGCTGTTGAACCCTAACATTCTTGGGGACTTGCTTTTGCTCGTAGCGCCAGGGCATAGCTAACGCAGAAGTGCCGATGGCGACCGCCTGCCGGGTAAACTGTTCCCAACTGTCCTGGAAGTCGCTTTGACTGAGTTTCTTCTGGGTAAACTTCTTGAGCAAGCGTAGATATTTCCGGTAATCTTCCGGCTCTAAACCTAACGCCTGCTGGGGTTTGATGTCGAACCAACTTTCGTTAGGGAAGAAGGAACCCATCAGGAATGAGGTCACCGACTCCACCATCTCGAAAGCCTTGCCATCAGGCACACGGTGACGCCAATCAACGTTAACATCACCTACCGAGTGCAGTGCTCGTGCGCGCAAGTATTGTTGTGCCTCGGGTGTACTAAAGTATTGACCCCAAGCCTCTAACCATTTGTTCTCTCGTTCCTGCCTGGCGTCGCGGTAGTTCCGTTTGAGGACTTCCAACTGTTCGATGATGTCGTCTTTCTCCCGACGCGCACTGCCAGCGTTTTCTACCTCACCGGCTTGTTTAGCCAGTGGGTCAACTGTTGTCTTGTCAAAATCTAATCCGTTAGTCATACGAATCCTCCATATCTTGCGTTAAATGCTCTCTGCTTGGTTGGGTTGAAAGGTCGGACTACCGAATTCGGTGGGACACTAACCCTCTTCAAAATAGAGCAAGCATCAGGTGCGTCATCCTTGACACTGGGTCGGCCAAACAAGTTGAACTGGTCGGACAGTCCTTTAATTCGGGATAGATGTTGGCTCATGTAGAACTTGCCGTTTTCCACCAAGGGCTGCAGAGTAGCCTCAATCCGACTGTGTTTGTCTTCCCTGGCCTCCGGTGTCCACTCCCTAACAGTGATTGGACGTTTGTTCTTGAACTGGTCTTTGATGCTCCAGATAATTTGTTTCTGGAAGCCAACTGATTCAACCGTGACGGCAGAAAGGTTCCACTTGTCTAACAACTCATACATCCTCTCTAACCAAACAGAGAAGGGGTCTTTCCCCAGGTACATGTCCACTACGAAAAAGTTGTTCTCGTTGTCCAAACCACCGACAACAATGCAGGTGAAGTCACTGTACACCTGCGACGTGGCACTGGGGTCAACGACTGCGCGCAAGCGTACTTCCTTTTCTTCGCCGAACCCACGGATGCTAGCAGTGTTAGGTTGGTTGCAGATGATGCTGCCCGGGTGGATAAACTTGATACTCTCCCATGATAGAACCTGGGTGCCGGGAGTGATGATTCGGTTGAGGTATTGGGAAGCAAAGCGGCGTTCGCTCATGCTCGCACGCAAACGGTTCTCTAAATTCTCGTTAAATTTCTCGGGGAAGATGTAGCCATCAGTGTTGTCGGAACCGTTGACGTAGATGTTGCGCTCGTAAACCTCGAAGCCTAACGCATCCTGGTTGTCGATGATGTGCTGGTAGTAATCCTCCGGGTCGTACCGGGTGCCCACCACAATAACGGTGTCGCCCAGGTAACAATTCTCCTTGAACTTTCCTTTCAGGAAGTTACTGTGCGCTATGTCCTCGTACCGTTGGTATAACTCCTCGTCAAATTGCCGGGTGTCTAACACTGATTCCATGTCGTGCACCCACCGGAAAAGTTTATCCCGCTTGGGTTCAGTGTCGATATTGTCGAACGTGACGATGTCATCGAAGATAATTTCATCATAGTGGAACCCGGTCGCGGTCGCACCGACTGAGCCCGCCACCACTGTTGGCTCCTTGAGTATGTCATCCCTAACAACCTGGATAGCATCAGCACGCCAGACAACCTTCTTGTCACTGGCCTCGGTATCCTGGACGTTCCGGCGCTGTTTACCCAGTTTGTCCATCAGGGGAACCAAGCGACCTTCCTTGTGGGGGCGATTGTTCCACACCTTCTCCTGGAGTTCCTCGTCTTCCAAGTAGGTCTTAATCTCCCGGATGATGGACTTGGACAAACCGAAGTCTGCCGAACCCACAAATATCCTGATGTTAGGGTTTTGGTAAATCCGCCACAGGGTGCGACCAACGGCTAACAGGGTAGACTTGTAGTGACCGCGAGGCATGAGGACGAGACGCCTACTCGCGCGCTCACCGTCCAACGCCCAACTCATCAAGTCTTTGTGACACTTTGAAAATTGTCCCTTGCCTCCGTGGAAACCAATTAAATCAACGAACTCCCAGAAGTCGGTCAGTGCCTTTTTTCGTTTCTCGAATGAAGGTTTCCACCCAGAGTCGCCACCCTTTGTCCGGTGCCGTATCATTACGTTGCTGTCTGTCATAATTACTCCTTAATGTCTAACAGGAAAAAGAAAGCCCCAGTCCAGCGATAAGACTGAGGCCATAGAGTAGAGTGGTGTTAGTTGCTCTGGAACTTGAGATAGTGCAAGTCCGTGGAGATGAACGCTAATAGTTCTAGCGTTGCGTGCACGTGTACTACACTGGCCGCGTCTTGTTGTGCGCTGATGATTAAACCATCGCCGCCGGACGTGGAAGACAAATCAGCGGACTCAGTCGCCGAGCCAGCACTGTGTTCTACGATGACGTTGGGATAGTTAGAATCGTTGTTGATGGCCAAGTTTCCGGAACCAGTTTTCTCGACTAAGTGGATACTGGACTCAGCATCGATGGGGTTACCACTGCCATCAATCATGACGTAGTTAAGTTGGAACTGAGCGATGCTTTGGTCAGGTAGAAAGATAGCATCAGCTTCGGTGTTCTCATCAGCGTCCCGGCCTTCCAAGAAAAGGTCTTGTGCCGTTCCGCGACTCGTGAGCTTGCCACGGAAATTGTGGACGTGTTTTAAATCCTGTTGTTTGAACTGTTCCTTTCTAGCATCTGCTAGGGAATCAAAAATAGACATTGTTAGCCTCCTGTTTGTTGTTCGCGTCGTTTAGCTGTGTGCTTAAGGGGACAACAGACTAGCAGCCTCGTTACCCGTGCGCCCAAAGCTCCGGTTGTCACGGTCTTGCCGCCTAACGTTAATCCTGCGGTTTCGTTCTTCCCGGAGGTCTTGCCGCCGTCGGAGTGCCCGTTGCTGTTCACGTTGGGCCTGTTGCTTGGCTTGCTGTCTGCGGTTTTGAGCTTCTTCCTGTTGGTCTTGGAGGAACGACAACTGCCGCTGCTGCAAACTGGAAATCTGGCTTAAGTCCTGGGTGAACTCTTGGAACTGCTGTTTGCTGGCTGCTCTTTGCTCAGCTAACAGGGCTATTTGTTCGTCGAATAGTTTGTTGCGTTTTTCCGTTCGTTCCTCTAACAGGGATAATCTTTGGTTGTTAGCCTCGGTGGCTCGTCTTTGTAGTTCGAGGCGACGCCGTTCAAGCTCTTGTTGGCGTTGGGATATTTCTTCCCGTTGTGCACGAGCTTCCTCTTGTGCGTCGCCGCCTCCGCCTCCACCCATCAGTCAACACCTCCT